CCAGTTGCGATACGATCAATGTCAGCTCCATCTAAGTATTCACCTTTAACTACTTTCTCTGAGTAATCTCCATATTGACTTTGGAGTTTTGCTCTTGCTTCTACCAACTCATTAAGGTTGATAGTGATCTTTACATCATCATAAATTGCCATCATTAACCACCTTCAACTTCACATCCAATACGACTTCCAAGAACAGCACCTAATGGAATTGCCCACCAGCGTCCATCCCCTCTTGAGATAGCAGCACCAAGTCCACCACCTACTAATCCACCTGCTATCTTACCATCAGTACAATCATTGTTGTCAAATTGTATTGTAGTCTTACGTCTATATCCACCATTCCTTACAGAATCTGCATCATATCTACAAGGAACTTCAGAAGTTTCATGAAATGATTGTACAAAACCAGGAGCATCTTTAGTTCCTGGTATATACTCTTCTCTATATTCTGTAGTAAAACAATTGCGACTAGTAGAATATCCTTCTTGAAATGATCTATCATTTACATCTGCAAGTGCAGAAATAGGAGTTACTGCTATCAATGAGGCAAGTAAAATTTTCATATTATCTATTAGAAGACTTATATTGAATGTTATCTTTAATTGTATTATAATCAGAACTTGATGAAGTAAGTGCTCCATCATCAACTACCATAACTTCATCATATCCTGTTTTCTCAATTATCTTTGTTTTAATTTCTAATTGCTTCTTCTCTTTCTGAATTCTTCTTAGGAAAGCATAATGAATGATCTGAGTAAAATAAGCAAATGGATTTCTAGATTTTGCTGGATCAAAGTTGTGAATGTACTGTACACAGTTCTCTATACCATCAGAGATCATATCATCCCTAAACATATAGTTTACAAAATTTGGTTTGTATGAAAGGTGTGTAGCAATCTTTAAAAAACACTCTCCAAGATAATTGGTAATACGTGGTTTTGGTAAATCGTTCTCCTTTGCTTCTGCTACCTTTCCCCTATAAACAATTAATGCTTCTAATAATTCCTTATTATTTACATAATGTTCAGACTTTTTCTTAACCATAACATTGACTTTTCCTAGTAATACTTTTTATATGTCTATTATACCACACTTTCAATACTTGACAAGATCTATAAAAGTGTGTACAATACCTTTGTGAAGGTTGGAAGGGGATTAAGATTCTTTTATATTATCATTATAGATTCTTTCAAGGCTTTGGCGAGCATCATCAACTGTTGCCACAAAACCTAATTTTGGATTTAATTTAACTCTACCATCAAATTCTAAATCATTATCTTCCGATTCATTTAAATATCTTTCATAAAAATGAATCGTTTGTTTATCATTTATTTCACTCATAGTAACAATTCTATCATATTTAATTAAATAAAGATCATCGGTAGGGATCTCTAACCAAGGTCTTATTTTTACATATTCTCCTGTTGGATTTTGCATCATTTTCATTATTACAGGACTTTGTAGCATAATAATAGGATCTCCATCATTTTCATCGACAGAAACTAAGGCAAATATTTCTTCACCTGTAATTAATTTTATAACTGCGTGAAATTCTTCTCCCATTAGTTTTTCAGTGGTATATTTACTATGTCGTAATTAAAGTTTTCTTCATTATATACTTTAATTCTTTCTATTAAATGATTGAGTGTATAGTTCCTCCTTGATTTGTAACTAATATCATCAGCAATATCATAAAGAGTTGCTTTTGTTTTATTATTTCCTTTTCTAAGAACCCTACCAATAGATTGAAGGTTTCGTATTCTGGACTTAGATGGGGAAGCAAAAATAACGTTATGAAGATTTTTTATATTGATACCAGTAGAGAAGGTTCCATATGATGCAATAATAATAGCATCATTTTGTTGTTCTGTAATTTCTCTAACTTCTTCACGATCTTCTGTTGGAACACCACCATGAACAAAGAATATGTGGCGTTGTTCTACACTATTAGTATTTATCATCTCATAAAGAGGTTCACCGTGTGCTTCTACTCTTGCAAATAAAATAAGAGTATTACCTTTAAGATCTAATGCAAGATTCCGAATTAATCGGTTTCTTTTTTTATGTCCAATAATATACTGTACTTCATCCTCAAATGTTTCAAATTTATTCGGTGGGTGTTTCAATAGAAGCACATTAATATCCAATGTAGCCAGATGACCTTTCTTCATTAACTCATCTGTCTTAATAATTTTATATGATGGTCCAAATAGACCTTCTAAGACCCATTTATGAGTCTGTGAACCGTCTAAAGTACCTGTGAATCCAAATCTATACTTAGCATCACCAAGTTTTGTCATTATAGATATAAGTGACTTCGACTTAAATTGGTGAGCTTCATCTCCAACAACCACTGAGAATCTTTCAAAGTATTTTCGGGGAAGTTTGTAGATTGACTGCCAAGTAGTAATAATGACTTGAGAATCAGTTTCTCGTTCTTTACCAGCATATATCTTGTGACAATATGAACCAACATCCCAACCATAATCTGCAAAGTCTTTATACATCTGTTCTACAAGAGAAGTCGTGGGAACAACTATCAGAGTATTTTTCTTATTTTCAACATAATATCTCACAATCGAATATATCATCAGAGACTTTCCAGAAGCAGTTGGAGATATCAGTAGCTTTCTATTATGTCTTAAGGCATCGTATACTCCATCAATTTGATATGGTCTGGGTTTATACTTGGAAATAGCAGTCATATAATCCTTCACACCTTCCTTCGATATCCCTTCATTTACTTCAAAGGGAAGTCCATAATATTTGCTTTCTACAAATTCGTAAGTATATCCATGATCTTTACAGAATTGTACTACTCTATCCAATAACCCAACATATATCTCTCCTGTTTGAGTATTGAATAATCGTATTTTACCGTCCCAATATTTTTTCTTATACGCAGGTGAAAACTTTGCTCCAGGTACCTCAAAGGTAAACTGATCTGCTAACTCATAGTAAACATGAGGTTCTGCTCGTACCTGAAGAGATACTTCATTCTTTTTTGATATACTCAAATGACTCATAATCCTATACCAATATAGAATTATTTAGACGGTCAGTTTGAACTTTTATCTCCAGGTAAAGCTACTTGACCTACTACACCCGTAAGACCACGTTTCAATCCACCTGTTTTTTTAGCAAAATATCCCTGCAATCCTTTTGATGCAGTTTGATACCAAGGTTCTTTATTCTTTATGCTTTTTCCAGTTTGCCATGCTGCATCAGCACCATAATATGCTCTTGCAGGACGTGAATTTAATGCTTTTGTAGCAAGTTTATAAGCTGGTTTTATACCTCTATTAATTGCAAATTTAGGAACATCATATAAACCAAACTTTGCTGCTCTTGCAACACCACCAAGAACTCCCATTCCTAAACCAGGATTGTCCCCAGTAACTTCCATAATATAATTCCTATCTTCCTCTGAAAGATTTTCTACAATACTTTGGAACTGATCTTCTCTAAATTCGTTAAAGTTTTTCATTACCCTTTTATTTTCCCAAGTGACCATAGAGCTTTGACCCCTGCAGCACCTACACCCATTACCTTTTTAAAAACATTCATCGAAGTCTTAGGAAATGTTGCTCCTGCTTGTACGGCAGTTTTTAAAGTTTCATTGCCTTGTTTATGTCGAGGTTTTAATACATCATATGCAGTACCAGTACCAGTCCACATTAATCCTTTACCGATCATGCTACGAAAACCTTCATCTACTCTTGAATATGATTCAGTTTTAAATTCATTAAAAGATTTCATTATCCAACAATAGTATCAAACCATTCTTGACTCATACCTGAAATAATTTTATCTGCTGCTTCTTCATTTAAAGCATACTTTTCTTCTATAAGATGTCCAACAACTTTCTTGTAGTTCTCGTGGATTTTCTTACTTTCTTTTGGAGTAGGTTTCATTTTTAATATTGGATCTACTCATATATTTATAAATTACATACCTGCCTGAAACTTATTCCATTCAATTGCATTTTTAATTTGAAATGTTCTATTAGAAATATTTTTTATAACTTCCTCAAGAAATTTTAATGTTGCATCATAATACCGTATCTTCATATCTACTTTAGTTAATTTCTCATCTGCTTCCATATACCTCTGTATTGCGTCCTTTTCTCTCACCTTATATCCAAAAGGTTCTTCTACATATACCTCTGCTGGTGCTTTACCAGTGTAGTAATTATGTCGTTCTAACCTAACTCTATTATATTGTTCTCGTGCTTTCTCACGCAATAAAGTAATCGTATTATAAACTGTATAATACTTTGCGTGTAATTGTGGAATTTTTAAAGATTCATCATGTAGATTATCAGGATCAATGACAGCATCTTTCTGCCACATCTCCTGAATTTTGTCAAGGTTCATAAACTACTAGAAAGGTTGTATATAGTATACTTGAAGGTTGCCTGTGCTGTAAAGTACTGGACATCTGTATTTGTAGCATCAAAATCTAAAGA